CACGGAGGACACTATCTGTTTATCTAATTCAATCACGGGTACAAACAAGGCTACTTACAAACCAGAATTCTTACTGGACGATGTCGAGCTCGTGTTACAGAAAATAGCGGTGCCCCAAAACAATGTCGCCGCAATGATGAAGGCGATGAAGGAACAGGGAGTTATGAAATATGATTTTTTGACCTTCCAAAACTACCGACGCTCGCAGCTGAAAGGCGAACGGCAGAGCACAATGGCGCTACAATTGGCAAACGCTGAAATCAAAAGTATTTTATCGATCGGAGTGGAAACTGCCCTACTAACCGCAGGCGAGCATGTCTCCGATTACGAACAGCGAGGCTTGGTAGGCGTGCCTGACCAAATATCCAACTATATTTGGAGTTATAACGGGGCTTTGAACCCGGACCGGAAAATTCCGATGTCAAAATTGAACGATGAAAAAATAGAGCAAAATTATTTGGTTGAACTGGAAAAGGCCCTGGTTGTGGCAGGAATTCCAGCAAAATCATTCCGAAAATTCGCATCGAATGTAATTATAGGCCGCGCGATGGCCCTCCAGCAGGGTAGTTACGATGGCAATGGAAAAGACTTCAATCTGCAGATTTCCAGCGAAGAAACCACTGCCCCTGCGCTGGATAAAATTTGGAATAATTTTATATGCTGTGTGAAATCTATAGATATGTCCGCGCAAGGCGTGAGTATCAGGCATTAAAAAAAAAAAAGAATTATATAATAAAATAATATGTATAAATTATATACATATTATGGGTAACGAATACATCTCTGTAGTACCGAGTAATGTTTCAAGTGGCCAACCGGTTGGTTACTCGTCTGGGACCCCCATCCTACAGTTCAAAATTGGAGCTCAGGACGCGTTCCTAAAGGGTAACACTGTGCGACTCAACGGAAAATTTACGAAAGTTGGTACGAATAAAGACGACGCGCAGTGGGAACCTAGCCTAGGAATTTACAATATTCTGGAACAACTCGTGATTTCGAGCGATAAGACCACGCAGACCATAGAGCACATTGAAAACTACAATCGATTTTTAGCTAGTTACATACCAGCCACTTCTAGTGAGAACGATTTACTGGGTCATTTAAACACCAGCTCGATGACTACTTTTTCTGAACTTCAGTGCCTTGAGTATACATCCTCTGTGGATTTTTCAATCGCACTGCCCTGTGGCGTTTTGTTAGGATCAAATCCCATCCCGTTATCAAATCAGTGGGGCTTAAAAGGGCTAAATATTACGCTTACTCTCGCACCGGACAGCAACGTGTTTTTCACTACAGTTGACGGGAAAACTGCCGCGGATACCACATACCAGTTGTCAGACTTAACCCTGACGGCAGAGCTGTCTAACCCGGCACCAGAGCAGCTTTCAAAGCTCAATAGTCAGAGCTCAAATTCATTCGATTACAATTCGATTAGCTCGCATTTCGCCGTGATTAATAATGGCTATGCTACCATTAACAAGAATTTTGGGATTAAGCGCTGCCTCAGTGTGTTTGCGAATTTCGTTACGAGCAGCAATATAAATACTTATGATAAGAACGGGATGTCAACCATGAATATTCGCCAGCGAGACGATTCAAATGCAGATATTACGGAAGTTATATTTACACGGAATGGACAGCGGTACCCATTGGACTATGATTTAATATCAGTGCAGCGTGATTACCCTGGGACCACCTCGGGAGATGGGCAAATACTGCGGAATTACTTAAATGCCCTGAAACCATTCTCGAAACTGGACCGGACAACTATGAACGTTTTTAACGGAACCAACTTAAAAAGCTGTAATAAACTGCATGACCAGCCACCGAACGTATACGGTGTGGGGATCGCGTACGACACGATTTCTGGACAGGGGGTTTCGCTGTATGACGTACCATTTTCCATGATTATAAAATCCACTCTAAATACGGATAATCCTACTTCGTGTTTTATCTATGCTCATAGCAAAGAGACTATAGTCATGAACAAAGATGGTATCCAGGTACTCAGGTGAAATTGGCAATATTAATATTTTAAAATAGAATAAAATTTTATTTTAAAATAAGTATATATATATATATATTATGAGTCTACAGAAACCTGATATTTTGCAGGACGTAGGTGAGATCCCCACTAACCAGAGCACATCCACCACTACGAGTGTTTTAGATGCCGTCATCCATAATGAAACCATGTGCAGATTCGTTTTGGAAAATAAAGGGCGTCTCCACGGAAATTCAAAAATTATTCTGGGGGTCAAGGAAACGACCGATAAAGCCTTTTTCCCCATAAACCTAGGAGTTCACTCGTTGATCAATAGAGTGGTCTTCAAGGTCGGCGCCAAAGAAATCTCATCAATATCTGATTTTAATCATTTTATGGCATACAGAAACTGTTTCACACCGAATGAGCAAAATTTTGAGAGAAATTCAATTACTAACGGCACTTTATTAGACTACTGTGTGGACCATGATAAGGGCTTTACAGGCAATACATCTATAAACACTGGTTTGTGCACGGATACGACCGGTGTAATAATTCAAGCATATAATGATCTGGCTAATACCCCTACATACCAAATAAGGCTTGTTGATATGTTTCCCTGGCTCGGTCAAATTCAATTACCATTATACCTTATGAAGGAGCAGTGCGCCATCGAACTCTTTTTCGAAACCAACAATAAAAAAAGATATTGTATACCAAAAAATGGAACAGATCCCACCCCTGTATTAATAGATCATGAAAATACAAAACTCGTTGCCGACTACATATACTATCCGCAGCCCGTGATGGACAATTACGAAAGTCAAATTAAACAGACGGGCTTAACAATCCCAATTTTGGAGTACGCGCTGATTACCACATCCCTGAAGGCTACCGGCGGCAATATTAATATGACCCGTAATGTTGGAGGTGCGAACCGGATGGTATCCAAAGTGATAATTATGAATTCTGATACAGACTACACAAATTCTAGTTTATATAACGAATTCGGGTCCGATTGCGGGGACACCTTTTCGCTCAATATCAAGTATAATAATGTGCCACTTTACCCCCAGGCTATTACTAATTTTGGGCACGCTTTTAACCAGATTCACAATGCAGAAGGCGTACCTATGTTTGTAGCAGCACCGGAGTATTCGGGGCAAATACAGAATATATTCACAGGAAGCGAATTTGAAGGATACCAACTGAATCACAGTCTTACTAAAATACCCCGAACTTACTTCGCCAGTAAGCTGAACGGAGAAAGAATCAACGCGGCTGGTATTGAGATTCATATGACTATGGCCGGAGCTGACGATCTTACCAACAGAGTGTACCTAGAGCAAGCCTGTATGCTCACTTTGAAGGACGGCAAGATGTCGAAAAGTTATGTATAAATTTGAAATAACTGTTTACTTGAGATAATTTTTATTTTATAATATATGTATTTTATATATATATATATTATTTATGAGCACGAATGTTTATTTGGCAGAATGCTCCCATAGCAACGCGCAAATAAAAAAACCGGGGTGTAATACTTTTTTTACGAACAAAATTGGAGATGGTATACAAGTTGCTGCTGGAGATCAGATTTCGGTGCATTCGGCATATATACACGAGATCGGGTCCGGCTCCCAGTCTATCGAGTTTGACGGCGAGTCTGTGGGGACGCAGTCTGTGACATTTACCGAAGACGTGAGCAACCGCACCATTCCTGCGGAGCAAAATTTGGTCTCAACAGCAAACGTAAATTCAGGGTCTGTGACGTTTGACATTCGAACAGTATACGATGATCTAAATCCATTACCTGTATACTACGGCTCGCAAATTTACACGAGCGATAGCACTGGAGGCGCTGACCCCAATAGCATAGAAAAGGCTGATAATGTGACCATCACTAATACCACATCTAAATTCGTGGAAGGCATCGTGGTTCAGTCTATCACGATTTCCAAAGCAACAAATAAGATTTTAGAATTGGATACCGAAGTAATTGTAGTAAATACGTGGCTCGCTCTCAATCCTACCCAATACCAGCAGTCTGTGCTCTCAGACTATAACTATACGATGACCGATAGTTTAGTGAATGTCGAATACTCCTACTATAAGAACACTGATGGTAAAAATTGCATGATATTGCCCAGGCTATACTTCGCAAACCAGCCCTTTCCAGCGGATGCTTTCGTGCGGTACAGCTCTGGAAATCCGGACACTGGATTGCCGCTAAACGATGAGCAACAGGATTCCGCTCCGTACTTAAGCCTGTATCGCCGCGGGCATGACAATTCACGATACAAAATTTTTACCATGGTAGATACCGTACCATCCGTGATACCAGTACATACACCTCTACCGACAAACCCTGCCTTATTATCCGGAGCAAAACAGTTAGATATAAACAGAGATATAGCACTACGTGATTTTGTTCAGTACCATGATAAACTCGAATTTTCAGTCCCAAGTGGGTATAATACTCCTTCGAATATTGCACAAGATTTGACTTCTCAGATGCACGCCTCGTCCGAATTAAACACAATATCAAAAAGCGTTCCGAATAAGACGCAGACCAAAACCCTCGATATTGACCTTTCCGTTGTAATACCCTCACCCACGTTCAAACAGTTCCAGTGCTCATGTGTTTCCACGTATAATAAGACGACTTACACCGCCTGCACTACGGCAGAGAGTAACAGCAATACTAATTACTATAGTGCAGCACACTATTTACAGGCTTACAAGAATATTGGAGTCTATGATCCTGAACTGTTTGTTAGTGGGCGAAAATTAAAAAAAGAGGGGTACGTTGTACGCAAAACAATAGCAGAAGTGGATCGGGCCTCCGCTGAGGTAGTGATTTCTCATGAGTATACTGCGGATAACCTATTACTCTGGAAAAATTTCTTCAGTGCTCAGGCCAAGCGAACCGACCTAATTTTTAATTCGCAAAAAACACTTACACCGACGAACACCCGGTTTATTCATATGAATCCGGATAATATGAAACAGGTTTTATTAGCAGGTGTGCCAGACCCAGACAACTTCCTGTTTATGCGGCTAGGGGACGACGGGCTGCGGGTAAACCCCAAGTATAACACTCCCGGGAGCGAGTTTCATCTGAAAACAGGTCAGTCCTCGAGGCAGTTTATTAATTACCAGGAGGAAAATGCTGACACGTTTTTGAATGAATCTGATACGACCGATAATAATTTATGTTACGGTTTTGCTAAGTGTACCACGGTTCAGGAAACCGATTATTATAATGGTAGTACTCTGGTAACAAAACCGGTAAAATATATAACGTTTCTGACCAATACTGTGGGAGGGCTACAAACTGGTATAAAATTACCCATTACCTGCGGGCCTCTACCACCTACTGGAGCAGGATCAGACGGTTCTACCTTCGCATATAATGTGCTACAATACCAGCAAAAACAAATGATCGACGGTTTATACCAGAGCGATATCAGATACTGTGGGTTTGACCATCACTTTTCAGCATATGGAACCGATTCCATAATTCTGTGGTCTGGCTATGTGAGAGAAGGGCCTGTCCGCAAATTCAAACAAGCCAATAATTCGGCCAAGAACGAAGCAGATTACACAAATATAACGACCGATAAAACCACCCAAAACAATGAACCAAATATAACAGGGGATGTGGATATATATCAAACATATGCTTTCGTCGATTGGATAAGTCTCGGGGCTGATGATCCACTAATCAATTTTTCAGATACGGGATCGCGGTTCACGATATCACAGCTTCATACCTGCCCAAGGCAGGGTAACTTACCTCTCGCAGGGCGCGATGATATAGCTGATTTTACTCAAACGTTTCCTGATAATCCGCACAGTGGCAATTTAGTGTACAGTATAAATCCTGTTATCAACAGGGGGAACAATAGCAGCGGCCAATTTAGTTTTAACCCAGAGGTATTACAGCTGCCCTATTTCGATATGGGAGATCTTAATTTGATTACTTCGACCGCTAGCATATGTAAGCAGTGGACGGTTTTCGACAGCCAGACTGGAATTTCTTTTGAGAGTTTTGGGTGTGATGAAAATAGCTGGGAAAAATCGATCTGGTATAAAATGGGCTTCGAATTTTCACAATTAAACTCGAAAATATATGATATACAATCTCGTAGCTCGGATGGAAAGGCATTCCCAGTGACCACCAACGCGCAGCTCAACAGCACACAAATGCTGTCACTAATGGTGAACGCCTACGATGGCAGTCAATACACCCTTCAGAGCCCGATAGCAGCTTTATCGAATGAATCTCCGAACACCTATGCTCAGTTTCTTTACCCAGTTATGACTGAAATTCAAACCTCAACCTTGCTCACGGCCGCGCGTAAACCCAGCAAACAGATTTTTGGTTATTATCTGATCCGCTCTAATATTATCGATAACTCACAATTTTTTAGCGAGGGCGTTATGCTACCAGTAGTATCTGTGGTTAGTAAGAATTATACTGGAGCAGACTTCGTATTTTCTGATAGCGATAGTGACAGTTTCACCGTTACCAAAAGTGGTGTCATATCCTCGGTTACCACTGGTATTTACAAGCCGAATGGCGAGCTCGCTAGAGCTGATGAGCATTCAGCTGTTATATATAAAATTGTAAAGCGTATGAATTTTAACCCCAATATTGCCGCCGAGATATTGAATAAAAAATAAAATAAATTTAGTAATAAGTAAAATTATTATTAAATTTAGTAGTAAGCATAATTTAAAAAGTTGTAAGTTGGGGAGTAACTAAGACTACAGTGAATTCGAACGAAGCAAACACATTATTTGCTATATCTCTTCTCTCTTAATATATATATTAATATTAAGTAAGTATATAAGTAAAGTATATATAATACAGTAGAGCAAATATTATTAAGAGTATATTTATTCCCTATACGAATAAAGAACCTACCTTGCTGTTTTTAGCTACACACGTCAACATTAACCAAAGAGTATAAATTTTCCATACGTAAATTTCACTGTTGATTCGCGAAACTTTATCTCCTTTTTTTTCCTATAATACTCTTTCTGGTAGGCTAAAATCTTCGACCTATGGAGATTATAGTATCGCTTGCTGTAAGAAATCTGAGAATCAAGAAATAGTGTCATATATAAAAAGCTTCGAAAATTATTTTGACACTCTCCATGCAATTTTCGGTATGAAATTGGAATCATCCTCCTTGGTAAAATTCAGTGACAGCGGCCCGTCTTTAAATTTTACAACATGCTCAGACGTTTTCTTGTTAAACCGTATCACGAGGCCTTCATAAAAGTTTCCGGTCGCCTTTTTCCGGCGAGTAATCGACTGCGCATCGACCACATATGATTTGCTCGCGGAATCGTAGAATTTCACTTCAATTTTCTTTCCAATTATATCAGGAGATTTATACACAGGCACAGTATCTGGTTCATCAATTTCAATATCATCCACTGCGGCCTGGGTGGTCACTGTATACTCGCCGAAGTTTTTATCTCCTTTTTGAGCTAATTTTTGTAGCTCATAAATCGTGAATTTCCTCCTCGGTTCTTTCAGTGGACCCTGATACCCGGGTCTATTTACGAGTGTTGTCGGCGGGTTTGGTTCGAGGCTGTACTCAGGTGCTCTACCAACCTTAGAATTCCATACGTAAAAAACCTCATAGATCTCGGGCCACCAATTTGGTTCATCTTTATATTGATCACTCCCCTTAGCTTTTTTAAAGTTTTTCAATCTAACCTTATCGCCTTTCTCCAAACGCTGCAAATTCTTATTTCTTAAAATGGCTTTTTCTTTCATATTATCCTTATACTCCTGAACATTATAATTATTAGCTTTATTAGGGGCAATTTTTAGACCACTATGCTTGTTCGAATTATAGTTTGCACAAAACTGCTGTAAGTGCTTGAACCAGTCATTTCCTCCCTGCTCAGTATCATTCATATATCGGCGAATCATGTTCCTTAGTGTCCCGTTAAACCTCTCCACAACCGATTGACTAGTCGCACGATATCGTAAACCAGAATTATACCTAATTTTTTGATGGAAAAATCCACCTGGTTGGAAAGCTTTCTCAAAAGCACCTAAAAAATGCGACCCATTATCACTCTGGATACGGTCGGGGTATTTACCGTAGTCTTTTTTATACTCTACCATGATACTTTTAAATGCTGTCAGGGTCTGGGCAGCGGTAGCACCTGTGCCGGTAATGTTAACAGGGGATCTCGTATACCCCTTTTTGCTCAAAACATCGATCGCATTCAAGATATATCGGTGTTTACCGGAGCGGTGTCTATCACTCATATCTAAATAGTCGATCTGCATTAACTCGCCGATTTTTGATACGAGTATCGGGCGATTTTCCTTAGATTTTTCTATTGGTTTGTAGTCCAAAGCTACTAGCTGTGTGCTCAGCCACGCTTGAACCTGTACACGGCTTGGCGAAAATACAGGCTTACCTGTTTCGGTAGTACCGCTTGCTTTCCTTACCGCTTGATATAGCTTTTCGAAGCCAACGCGATTATTTTTTACGTAGTACACATTGTTCAATCGGCTCTCTTCATCTTTAGTAAGTGGCTTATACTGTAGTATTGGTTTAAATTCGATACCTTTATCAATATAAAATCTTTGTCCCG